GCGCCTTCACACGCCGAGTCGTCCGCAGGGACCTCCATCCAGGAAGCCGTTCTTCGCGCCGCGGACGCTACTGGGTGCCCTTGGTGGGCCGCTCTTGGCTGCCTCAAGGTGGAGACCGGCGAGGAGGGCGCCAACATCTACGGCCACGACGCCGGGGGCGCCTGCTCGGGCTGGGGCGAGGTCACAGAGCACAACTTCAAGAACTATTTCTGGCCCATCGTCTCTGAGTGGGGCACCTCAAACGGAGTCGGTCCGCTTCAGATCACCTACAACGGGTACTTCATCAACGATCCTGATCGAGCCTGGTGGGACCCGCAGAAGTCGGCCGAGGTCGGCTGCTCTATCCTCAAGGGTCTCATCGACGCCGAGGGCGATTCCTATGAGGACCTCCGCCGAGTGGGGTCTCGCTACAATTCCGGGACCATGTATGGGTCCTACGAAGCGTACGGTGTGCCTTTCTCCGACGCATGCCGCTACTGGTACAACAAAGGCCGTCCGTCTCAGGGCACGAGCGACGGCGGAGAGGAACTCGAAGTGTCATACGCAACCGATCTGCTTTCCGAGATCAAGGACCGCCTCGTCGAGGTTTCCGACCAGACTGGTGCCGGCATCGCCGGTCGTCGTTTCGACGGCCCCATCGTTGGTTGGCTGAAGGACATCTCCTACAAGCAGGACCTGATCCTGAAGGCGCTCAACGAGGCCAAGCCGAAGTCTGACGAGGGTAAGTGAGGCCATCGTGCCTTACTGTCACGTCAAAGGAGACATTCCCCCGTTCGCCACACTAACCGTCGATCCCGATGACGGCCCCACCTTTGTTGATACTGCCGGAGAGAACGGTAAGATCGACGGTATGGTGTGGTTCTTCCGAAGCACCAACGCTCGTCTCTTCTTGGACGACCAGGGATGGCCCGCCGCCAAGACGGTAACCTTGAGTGAGGATAGCGTCGTCGACGTTACCATCAAGACTAACCGCCCTGCTGGTGGCGGAGGCGGGGGTAACGGGAATGTCCTGATCCTCGGTCGTGAGGAGCAGGTGCCGGCAGGTACTCCTCCGAACACGGTCATCGTACGAAAGGTCTGATCATGGCGTCTCCCATGAAGGGTATCGCGGTCTCCAAGAATCAGGACGAGAAACTCAGCGTTCCGTCAGCTGTTGGGGACTGGGCGCTGCTCGTAGTGGGCGGTCAGTTCGGCACCATGCAGGATTGCACGCCGGCGGGATGGACCGGGAAGTACGCCACGAGCGCCAAGCTTCGCTCTTGCACCGTGGCCGTCAAAATGGTTGCTAATCCTGCCGACACCCAGAACGTGGTGTGGAAGTCACCGGACCCGGCTCACAACGGACGACACGTTGCGGCCCTCATGGTGTTTGACGGGGCCAAGGTCAAGAGTCTGGTACCCGGCACACCGGCAGAGAGTGCAGACAACTGGAAGAACGGACCATTTCCTCAGCTCACAGGGTTCGTGCAGCACGATGTGGCCACCAATCCCGTAGCGACTTTCCCAGAAAACGTCGAGTCGGTAACTAACGGTTCCTGGGGCAAGGACACAAAGATGTCCTGGTCGTCGATCGTCGTCGGATACGCTCAGTCGCCGTACGTTCCACCAAGCGAAACCGGCGTGTGTGCCCTCTTCGGCGTCGACGTCCGGCTTAAGGAGCAGAACGACTCGCTCGATCCGACTCTCGCTGACGGGTCCAAGATCGGTGTCAACGTGTGGGACGGGGCTCGGGAGACCCCAACCGTCACGATGCGAGCAATTCCTGAGGGCGCCAAGACGATTTCGGAGCTCCTCACGATTCCGCACTTCATTGTGGGGCATCGTGGCGGCTCCCAGTCCTGGCCCGAGCACACTGAGATCGGGTACACCCAGGCGGTCGACTACCACGCTCACGCGCTGGAATTCTCGGCTGCCCGAAGCAAGGACGGTGTCTGGTTCGGCTGCCACGACAAGAGTCTGTCGCGTCTCGTTCCGGCTCTAACCAAGAACGCGGACGAGTATACCTGGGCTGAGATCAAGGCCGCGGCGTCGAAGACCCAGTACATGCCGGCGACGATCGATTGGCTGATGGACACGTACTCCAAGAGTCACGTCATCGTCTTCGATCCGAAGCATAAACTAGGCGAGTGGCAGACCGTTTGTGACATGTTCAAGGGTATGGAGCAGAAGGTCATACTCAAGTCCTACGGAGACTCCAAGTGGGCGTTCGACGGAATGCGAGCACGCGGATTCAAGACCTGGGGGTATGCGTACGCCTCGGACACAACCAAGGAATGGTATCCAAACTTCCTCGCGGGGAAGGTCTGCGATATTCTGTCCATGGAGTTCAATGCGCCGCAGACCACATGGGATGCCCTGAAGGCCTCAGGTCTCCCGACAGTTGCGCATATTCCCGCCGACGCCGACCAGCTCAAGACGGGATGGTCTCGAGGAGCGATGGGTGCCATCGTGTCAGGTATCGCGGCCGCCTGTGAGAGGGCCGCATGAGTCCGGCGTTCACGCTGGAGATGGATTCGAGGATGGACACGGGGAAGTGGCTCGAGAGACTCAAAGAGGGCCGCTTCTTCGATTTCCTCGACGACTGCGGACAGGCCGGGGTGGCTGCACTAGCCGCCGCTACTCCGGTCAGGTCCGGTTACACTGCATCTAGCTGGTCCTACGAGATCAAGCGGAGCAGAAACCGAGTCTCGCTGGTCTGGAACAACTCCCACGTGGAGCAGGGTGTCCCGATCGCAGTCATATTGCAATACGGGCATGGCACCAGAACCGGTGGCTATGTCCAGGGCGTGGATTATATAAATCCGGCGCTCAGGCCTATATTTGACAGCATCGTCAAGCAGCTTGAAAGTGCGGTGAGAGGCTAGTGGCGTCAATCGAGGAGCGGGTAGTCGCTCTTAAGTTCAACAACGGCCAATTCATGAACGGGGTTCAAGACTCTCTTAACGGAGTCAAGAAGCTCGAGGAGGGATTGGCATTTCGTGGCGGGGTCGAGGGGATCAACCAGGTCTCTGCGGCCGCCAAGAACCTTAATTTCTCGGAGGCCCAGGCGGGTATTGCCGAGACTACGAGCAAATTCTCGGCTCTCCAGTCGATTGCGTTCGGCGCACTCGCCAGCATCGGTGGGAAGATCGCCGAAATCGGCTCCTCGATGCTCTCGAGCTTCACGGTTCAACCTCTTATCGACGGCATGAAGGAGTACGAGCTGCAGCTCAACTCCGTTCAGACCATTCTCGCCAACACCGCCCAGAAGGGCGAGACGATCCAGACCGTTAACGCGGCTCTGGACCAGTTGAACACTTATGCAGACCAGACCATCTACAACTTCGGTGAGATGACGTCCAATATCGGTAAGTTCACCGCTGCCGGTATTGGACTGGATGACTCGGTTGCGTCGATTAAGGGCCTGGCGAACTGGGCGGCCGTCGCTGGTGCCAACTCCGAGTCCACCTCGAGGGCTATGTACCAGCTTTCGCAGGCTATGGCCGCGGGAACAGTGAAACTTCAGGACTGGATGTCCCTGGAGAACGCCGGCATCGCCACCAAACAGTTCCAGGACCAGCTGATTCAGACAGCCAAGGTCCACGGCAAGAGCGTCGACGAAATGATCGCCAAGAACGGGTCGTTCAGGCTCTCCCTTCAAGAGGGATGGCTGACCCAGGAGATCATGATGGAGACGCTGAAGCAGATGGCCGGTGAATACACCGACGAGCAGCTTCTCTCCATGGGTTACACCGAGGAGCAGGTCGCTCAGATCCAGGAGCTGGCCAAGACTGGTATGTCGGCGGCTCAGGACATCAAAACGTTCTCTCAGTTGATGGGTGTTATCGGTGAGGAGCTTGGTTCGTCCTGGTCTCAGTCGTTCCGAATCATCTTTGGTGACTTCGAGCAGGCCAAGGAACTGTGGACCAAGGTCGGCGCCTTCCTCACGGGTCCGAGCGGTGTCATCACACAGATGGGCAACGCCCGAAACGCCCTTCTCCAGGGCTGGGCTGACCTCGGCGGTAGGGAGAAGGTCCTCGAGGGCCTCGCTTCCCTGTTCCACGCCATGTGGGATCCGCTACAGCGGATCGGTCAGGCGTTCTCGCGGGTCTTCAGCGGTCCATCTGCCGAGGGTCTGTACGCGATGTCTGAGGCATTCGCCAACTTCATGGCCAAGCTGGTCCCCAGTGAGACCACTGTCGAGTCGATCGGTAACTACTTCGAGTCGTTCTTCCGGATCGTCAAAATAGGTGTAATGGTCCTCACAGACTTCGCTAAGGTGATCGGATGGATCGCCGGCGGAGCGCTCAGGGGACTGGGCGCCATCATTTCCAACCTGACCGGGCACACCGCAGGATGGTCCTCGACACTCAGGGATCATATTGCGGCTGTTCAGGAGTGGTATGACAGCCTGAATGTCGCCGAGAACGTCATCAAGGCCATCACCTGGACGGGCGCCGGCTTGAAGCGTATCTGGAGCAACTTCTCCGAGGGGTTCCATGATGAGATCACGCCCAGTCTCAAGCGTCTCAAGGAGGCCTGGGACAACCTGTGGGAGGCTCTTAGGTCTGCGGGCTCCGGAATCAAGGAAGCCATCGTTGGGCCGTTCCGGGAGCTCAAGGAGGGCGCCCAGGAGGTCGGTCAGTCGCTCGGTCTCGTCAGCGACTCCACAGATGAGGCCGGTGCAACCGCCGAGGAGAACGAGTCTAAGTTCACCAAGCTCAAGAACAAGATTGTCGACCTGTTCGAGTCCGCCTACAAGAAGTCCTACTTCTGGGGGCAGCACCTGGCCGACCATCTTATTCCGGCGATCGACAAGCTCACCAGCTTTATCAACTGGCTGACCGAGTGCATCAACAAGCAGGCCATCGTCGTCAGCGACTGGTTGACTCCTAAGATGGAGCGACTGGCTGCACTCTACGATGAGGTGTCCACCAAATTCAGCGAGTGGGCCGAGGCCATGCAGAACGGGCCTGATATTGCTTGGCTGTCGTCCCTCGGCGGTATTCTTTCGTCGTTTGGAGCTGGTGTCTGGGGCGTCCTCAAGAATCTGGCGACTCTGAACTTCGACTTCGACGTCCAACCGTTCAAGAAGGCGTTCAGCGACCTCAAGACGCTGATGGGTGAGTACGCCGAGTCCGTCAAGTATGGCTGGAACACCACCAAGGAGTTCATCGCCAACCTTGAGCTCAAAGACAAGGCTACGTCTGGGTGGCACAACTTCGTCAAGCTTATCAAGGGCATCGGCAAGGTTCTGTCCACCGTTGGTCACTACGCTGTCATCGCCGCCAAGGCGCTCATCGAGCCGTTCAAGGGCGCGTTTGCTGAGCTCAAGAACATGGCCGACAACGGCGACTACGGAGGCATATTCGACGCCATCCTCAAGACGGGCGCTCTGGTTACATTCCTCTCGATTGCCCGGAATGTTATCAACACCTTCAAGGAGTGGGGCAAAGCCGGATCCAGCTTCGCTGGGATTCTCGGAAGTGTCAAGGACGTCATCGACGGGTTCAAGGAATCAATGGAGGCTACGACCGCCAAGGTCAAGGCCACCACGGTCCTTATTCTCGCCGGAGCCGTTCTCGTTCTAGCCGCTGCGCTCTGGGTCGTCGCCCAGATCCCGGCAGGCAAGATTGTAGCCGCTGGCGCTGCTCTATATTTCATGTTCAACATGCTCAAGAAGGCGGAGGACGAGCTGTCCAGCGCCGGTGAAGGCAAGGACACGAAGGGGCTCGCTAAGCGAATGCTGGCGCTGGTCGTATTGGCCGGAGTCGCACTCCTACTGGGCAAGGCGCTGAACAACATCGGCACCATGGACTGGGATGATATCCTCAAGGGAACCCTTGGGCTCTTCGCAGTCATAAAGATGCTGATGATGGTGGCCGATACGACTACCAAGAAGAACAAGGATATCCTGGCGTTCGCTCTCACGGCGATTCCGCTAGGCATCGGTGTTATGCTCCTTGCCTATGCGGTCAAGCCGCTTGGTGAGATGAGTCTGTCGGACCTGACACAGGGTGTTCTGGCACTTGGTCTTATCATGAAGATGATGACCATGATGTCCCAGATGGGCACGGTCAAGATCAAGAAGGCCTCGGCATTCGCATTCCTTGCACTGGCATTTACCATGCGACAAATTGCGAAAGTCCTAACCGAGATCGGTGAGCTGTCTTGGGGGGACACGATCAAGGGCATCATCGCTATGGATATTTGCCTGGCGTCCTTGACGTTCACTGTCGAAAGGCTCGGAAGTGACAAGCTCTCCGGCGGCAAGTCTCTTGTCGGGGCTCTAACGATCCTTGTTCTGGCAGCGACACTCAAACTCATCGCCAGCGATATCGAGAGCTTCGCCTCCATGCCATGGGGCGACTACCTCAAGGGTCTTGTCATGATGTCAGCGGCCCTGGCCGTTCTCGTTGGAATTAGCTCCATCGGCGGCGGAAGCCTCGCTGGTGCGGCGGGTCTCTTCGTGACGGTAGCGGCGCTTGCTCTCCTAGCACCTGTAATGAGGATGCTGGGCGAGATGGACTGGGCTACAGCCGGCAAGGGTATCGCCATCATGGCCCTGGGGCTGGCAGCTCTTGTGGCTGTCGGATATGTTGCTGAGTTTGCCGCGGTCGGTCTCCTTGCACTGGGCGGCGCTATCCTTATGATCGGGATGGGCGTTGGTCTAGCGACTGAGGGTATCGCCAAACTGGTTGATGCTATTGCGAATCTGTCGACCTCGGGAGCCGACGGTGTCCAGACATTCCTTGCTGCGGTCGACGGCTTCATCGAGAGAATGCCTGCGATGGGTACGGCGCTCGGCGAGGGCTTCATCAACTTCATGCAAGTCCTCATCGACAATTCGGGCACTATCGTCGAGTACCTCAAGCTTATCCTGACGTCTGGCGCTCAGGCTATGATTGAGTCTATCCCGACGTTCGTTCAGCTCATGACCACGATCCTCCTGGCGATCATCCAGGTCATATACGACAACGCTCAGGCTCTGATCGACTGTGCCATATTCTTGATCCTGACCTTGTCACAGGCCCTCATTGATAACATGCCGCAGTTGGTCCAGAGGGGTTCGGATGTCCTCATATCCTTCCTGGATGGTCTGAGTCAGAAGATCCCAGAGATCGGGACGAAGGCTACAGACTGCATCGTAGCGTTCATCACCAGTCTCGGCGATGAGATGCCGCGAATCACCGATGCGGCAGCCAAGACAGTCATCAAGTTCATCAATGGACTTGCCGACGCGATCGAGAACAACTCCGAAGCGATGGCTCAGGCGGGCGTTCGACTCATCAGCGCCATCACTAGGGGCATCGGCACCGGCATCAAGACTCTCGTATCTACGGGCGTCGCGCAGATGAAGAA